CGACAGCACCAGCAGGACCGACAGGTCCGGTGTCCCCAGTAGGGCCAACAGGTCCAGGCTCACCGGCAGGACCCGCAGGTCCCTCTGGACCCGCAGGACCAGGCTCACCTTGGCTACCCGGCGCACCGATACCTGAAATAGCTACCAGATACCCGTTGGCATTCGGGATGGGCTTCGGCGGGTACGCACCGCACAAAGAATCAACACACTCAGAACCACAAATGCACGCCATTACCGCCCCTGCCTCTGCACAGCACCCATCGAAATCGGGTCACCACCCGCAGGTTCAGCCTCATGCAAAAACACAAGCTGAAACTTCGTGCGGTTCGGAACCAAATCGGCCTTCTCATGTTCGACCTTGATCGACGCCACAGACCCGTCGATGACAAAATCCCACACAGTGGTGGTGTCACACGTAAACAACTCAAAATAAAGTTTCCCCGGCGGGAAATCCACCGGCACATTGTCCTTATCAACCAGTTGGTAAGCCCACTTAAAATCCCTACCAGTGGTCAAATACAACCTGTCAGGCTCAAACACAGGACCGATAACAGACACAACAAACCTTTCAAAGTTAAAGCCCCTGGCGGGGGAGCCACAGCGAACAATCGGTCACCCAACGCGCACCAATTGGCGGCTCATACCCCAACCAGGGGCGGCACCTAGCTCTCAGCGAGCCGTCTGCGGAACATGTCCGCGATATCAAGCACCTCTGCACCCGACGAACCAGAACGCTCAACTTCCAGCCGCACCCTGCGGCGAGCCCCTTCAGAAACCAGAAGCTCCCCCAGCATCGACTGGACAACGGAAAGCGTCTGACCCGAAGGTCTGTGCGACTTGAGCAACCCATCGGCAAAATGCAGGGCAAACTTCGCGTAAACCCAATCAGAGGGCTCGAAGTAACGTGCCTGAGCGGACTCCTTCATAGCTAGGTACATCTCAACAACAAGCGGGTGAGGGTCTTCGACATCAAAATCAGGTGGAATGACCGCGCCCAAAGCGCGAACAGTCTCAACAGGCACATCCGGCTTATTGCGCCGGATGCGCTGCTCACTACGTTTCGGAACCGGGCCAGTAACACCCATGACACCCTCCTGGGGTAAAGCAAGCCCCAGGCTTGCGACTACAAACTGCCGGGATGACGCCCAGACGGGCGCACCCGGTTAGCGCGGAGCGCACGACGGCGCTCCACACCCTCCCTCGAGGACTTCGAGGCGTGACAAGCCCGGTGAACCGGGCGCAAATTAGTTAAATCATCGGACCCGCCCCTCGAGCGGGGCACGATGTGGTCAACCTCGTCAGCACCGGGCTGACCACACATCGAACAAACGGTGGAGCCGCGCAAAACAGCGCGGCGAACACTAAACCAGTTCGCCGGCATACCCGGCGACATCGAAGACCACATTCAACACACCGAAACGTAAACACCGAACAGGTACAGCGTGACCTCAACAACGGTGCACATCATGTTTCCTAACGGAAGAAAGCGACAACGAACCAGTAGCCCAGCGAAAACAGCGAAAGCACAGCTACCCACTGCAAAACATTCACCGTCTTTTCTTTCTTTTTGACAGACCGACCGAAGCCCCAGCGAAGGGAGGTCTGGTTTTTCTTTCTTCCACGGCAACCGCCGCTTAGAGGCGGCGGCTTGCCGCCAAAAGAAGACAGGCCCGCTAAGGCGGGCCTCGAGGAAACCGCCTCAAAGCGGTTTCCGAAGGTCGGGGTGCGTTCGGTCGCTTCGCTCCCTCTCTTACCCCTCCAACTTTCATATACCTGTTACAAACGAACTTTTGTAACAAACAGTGATAAGCGCCACACCGTGTTACGAAACGGCCCAAGTAACACGTATATGAACCTTGGGAGCACAAAACACCCCCTGCTCGAACCCCCAACCCGTACCAAACCAGCCAGACGTATAACCGACCGGTCGGGCGGCACGGGATGGGGTTAGCCGGCGTGGGGTCCTCGAGGGACCCCGGCTCGAGCCTCGAGGCTCGAGGTCCCCGGTGTCTGTGTCTGCTGTGCTCGAGCGTCGAGGGTGTGCGTGCTCGATGCCTCGATGCCTGTTGTCTCGATGTGCCCGTGGTGCTGTGCGCCTCGAGGCGCTGTGCTCGATTGCGTGCTGTGCGTGCCCGTAGTGCACGCTGTGCTGTGCTGTGCGTGCTGTGCTGTGTAGCGCCTAGTGGTGGTGCCCGGTGCTGTGCTGTGCGCTGGGCAACGTCAAGCTGTGCGTATGCGCTGTGTGGCACAGGTCACGTATGTGTGCCTTGACATTGCCCGGTGTGCGGGTACATTGGTGTTTACGGGACACGCGAAACGCCGCTAGCGCAGGGCGCATCAGAAGTGCAAAAGCCTCACCAAGTACGGGACGCGGGAGCGGGGCCGTACCAACTGAATCGAAGTAAACGCCTCGAGCGAGTGCTCAGCAGAATGTTCGAAACTCAATTTGTTCTGTTGTTCCGGTGCGAGTCCGGTTCGAGGCACGCAGTAATCAACCAACAGAGAGGTACCAAAATGTACGTAGCCGATATGACCCTCGAGGACGCTAAAGCAATCCTCGCAGAGTACCGGGCAAGCTTTCCTCGCCCGAACGAACAGGAACAGTGGGACATCGAGGACCTCGAGGGACGCATCGAGGAACTGAGCTAGATACCGATTGCCCGATCAACCGGTTCCCCCGGTTGTTCGGGTTGTTCGTATCAAGTCAACCAACAGAGAGGAACGAACAATGAAGCGAGAAACTTTCAAGTCCATTGCGCGCCGCGAGGTCACCGCGACTAACGGGAACACGTTGCGGGTGGATGTCGCACCGGATGGCGCGGTGAAGTTCAACGCCCGTAAGGGTGACCACAATCAGTCGGTGTGCGTTATCCCGGCTGAGGATGTCGCGTCGCTTATCGAGTGGCTGGAGGGTGCGAAGTGACCCGCCTAGCGGCGGTTGTCGTGGCTTTGTTGTTGTCCGGTTGCGCCTCGAGCGTGACAGCACCGGGTCTCACTGAGGATTCCCCCGGTTGGGATTGCCGCATCCACGGGAACCGTGTTTGCGGACCGGGGAACGCTCAGGGCGTCGCACCGGGGGATTACAGGGGATGAGTGAAGTGACGCACAGCGTCGAGGTTGCGTGGGTTCCCAATAATCACGGGTACCCGTATCGCGCTACGTGTTCGTGCGGTTGGCGCTCGAACACTTACGCCGCTACCCATGCGGCGCAGAGTATGGCCGAGGATCACGTTTCGGCCTAGTTTGACATTGCCCGTAGGGAACGCCTCGAGCGTTCCTGTTGGCGCTTAGGCGATCGAGCCGGGTTCGAGTCCCGGCACGGGCACGCAGTACACCAACCAACCAACAGAGAGGTATTGCTATGTGGGAGACAGTAGAGACCGTGGCGCTCGAGGCGGACACCAGAACGGTCCGTGAGGTTCTAGTCGAGGCGTACGGGGAGAAGTTCGACAACGGCTCGAACAGTTACCTGTTCGATGTGGTGGATACCTCGAGGGTTCCCCGTGCCTCGATTGTCATCAGCGGGGCTATGGCGAACGATCGTCACGGCTACGACGACGCTGTGAGTGTCTCGAACTACCGCACCCTCGAGGATGCGTGGGGACATCTTGAGGGGTTTCACCGTGGCGCTTACATGAACTGTGATTCGGTGGCGCTGGAGCTCGATTCGGTGGCACCGGATGATCTGCTCGATGTCCTCGAGGCGCTTGCGGATTACCCGGTGCTCGATGAATCGCTGTGGTCTGAAGTCGAGCAGGAGATGATCGTGGAGCACTGGGAGTCTTACGGGCGGCGTGATGCGCTCAAGGCGCTTGCAACTGCGCTCGAGGTTGATTACCTCGAGTTGAGCGACAACGCCCGTGAAGCGGTGGAGTTGTTGACGTTCTCCGGTGGTGATTTCGGGCTCGATTACCCGCAGTTCATCGACTCGAGTGCGGTCGAGTTCAATACCGCCGAAGTTGTGCAGTTCATCATCGAGCACGAGAACTGCGTAGTCGAGGCTATGCACGCTCGAGGCTTCACGGTCGATCTGACCAATCTTGTCGAGTCCGCGTAGCGGCTTGACGTTGCCCGTAGCGCCTCGAGGCGCTTGGCACCGGTTACCGGTGAGTGAGAGAGGTTCGAGTCCTCTCACGGGCACGCCATAAGGCAATCAACCAACAGAGAGGTAACGGGTATGAACAGCACAGCGGTTAACGTCGAGGCGTTGCTCGAGGCAATCGAGGAGCTCGAGCCTCACACGGACATCGAGGCCGTGCGCGCTTACGTCGAGGACGTGGTGGGCGTGCACTACGTCAGCGATGAAGCTGAGGACGTTCTCGCACAGTTCCACGATGCGTTCCGTGGCGAGCAGTCCCTCGAGGACTACGCCTATGAGTACGCAAGCGAGTGCTTGGGGCTCGAGGGTGTGGCGTTGGATTACTTCGACGCTGAGAAGTTTGGGCGTGATCTGCGTCTATCCGGTGACATCATCGTCGCGGGCCCTTACCTGTTCGATGGTCTGGCGTGATGCGCCTCGAGCGGTTCGAGCGCCGCAACGTCGAGCGGGTCATCATGAACGCCTCGAGGGACGCCTACGGGCGTCCTCTCGCGGCTGTGGTGTACCGCCACCGTGAGGTCGTGTATGTGCCTCACAGCGCGTTCTAGACCGCTTTACATTGCCCGTCGATGCTCGAGGCGTTTCGTAGCGCCTCGAGGTATCGGTGGCACCGGTTCCCCGGTGATTGAGCACGGTTCGAGTCCGTGCACGGGCACGCACAACCAACCAACAGAACAGGAGTGCACCATGGCGCACAGCGTCGAGGACATCCTCGAGGATGTCCAGCAGCAGACCGGTATCAGCTTTAGTGAGGTTGACACCGGGGGAGGATGTCGGGCACTTGAGGCACGCCTCGAGTCCGGCCACTGGATAGTCGCAACAGATCAGAACCTTATGGGGTTTCGCCGCCGTATCGAGCTCGAGGCAGACGAAGGTACGCCTATGGGTTGGATGGTCGGTATCTACCCCAACAACAACGCTCACGGTGATGATTGGTGGGGCGGTGGCGAGGACTCGATAGTCGATGTCACGGACTACAACGCATTCGCCGGCGAATTGCTGAGGGTTGTCCTCGAGGCGCTTGAGGGACTCACAGCGTTCTATCGGAAGGTTTGATTCGTGGCGCAGATTATCGCCTCGCTCGAGGCAGACCGGGAACAGTTGCGGGTAAGGCTTGAGTTGAGGCGTTCCAGCGCCTCGAGTAAGCATCGCAACCGCAAACGTGAACTGAAACGGCCCGGTAAGGGAAATCGTAAGGCTTGGAAACAGGAGGTTTGAGAGGTATGAGCAGGGAAATGAAAGTTTTGGCTATCGAAATCTTGCAGCTCAACGCAGGGTGGATTGAGTGTGATGACACGGAACGCTCGAGCGACCTCGAGTTCGAGTTGCAGTGTAAGGCGACTGATCTGGCGCGTCTGATTCTGTTAAAGGAGGTTTGAGATGCCTTGTGGTGAGGAGTGCCGGCACTGTTCCGGTGCTGCGCTGGAACAGTTTTTCGAGCGGCTTGACGTTGCACTGTTTGAGGTTTGACCGCTAGATGTTCAGACACCGGCCACCCGGTGTCTGTTCATCCTGAAGTCAAACAGGAAACACAACCAACAGAGAGAGGTTTGAGATATGAGGGACACCGCTATCAAGTTGATCGGCCTGCGCGCACTCCGCATGGATGCGTGGGAGGACGATGACTACGACCGGATGTTCGAGTTCGATGAGGAAATCGGTGACACGGCGCATGAGTTGGCGCTCGAGGTCATCGAGCATGACCCGTTCGAGCACCAGACCCGCATGGGTGAAGTGTTCGCCTATGCGAACCGTCGCGGTATCTGCGTGCACGCCGCTATCGGGGAACTGGTGAATACCGCGTTGTCGATTCAGAAACAGGAGGTTTGAGATGTTGTGTGAACAGCCTTTAGAGCTCTGTAACCGCACAGCGGTCATCGAGTATCGCAAGCGTCATAACCGTGACTTCACGACGGTTGTGGCGTTGTGCGCTGTGTGCAGCGGTGTCGATGGTGCGTCGCTGGTTCATTCCGGTTACCAACTACAGGAGGTTTGAGATGTTCCAAACGAAAACGTGGGTTGAGGTAGGAATCTGGAACGCCGGCGAACCGGCACTACTCGTAATGTCCGGTGTGTTCGATGAGAACGATCAACTGTTCGACACACCGGAAGTGCTACACGATGTGCCGCTGACGTTTCCAGCGGACTACCACGATAACGATGACATGCTGTATCTGCACTGGGAACAGCCCTTGAGAGATTTGGGCTACCGGGTCATCGACTTGAACAATCGTGAGTACGGGCCGTATTCGGTGATCTTTGACGTACAGGAGGTTTGAGGCATGACATTGCACGGGAAACTGCGGTTCTGGCATGACCTCGAGCCGCTCGAATGGGACGAAATCAAGGCGTCGTGGTCCCTGATCGACTTCGACCCTTACGAACAGGAGGTTTGATGACTGCCGGCGAAACACTCGAAGCACTCGAGATGACAATCGCGGACTCCCTTGCGGTTGTCCGCGACGATGACACCGCATTCGCAAGAGGCATGGTTGCGGCGTTCGAAATCATGCAAGACAGCGTGGCGCGGTTCAAAAGGATCACGGTTGTTTAGCGTCGGGGACCGGGTGCACTTCCGCACCTGGCCCAGTGGGAAACCGTTGCAATCAATCGTGGGGACCGTAGTGGAGGTAAAGCCTGAACTGCGATTTCCGTTCGCTGTGCAATGGGACGGGGTGGATTACTCCGTGTTTGTTCCTACGGATTACGAGCACGCTGAACTGGCGCTATCGGAGGTTTGAAACATATGGGGGAATACACTGTATGGAGGTTTGGTTACTTGACCATGTACGATCAATCGCCGGCACATAAAACCCGGCGACAAAGGGGGAGTAATGGAAGACAACGAGCGCCCGCGCTTGACACTGGCGATCATAGAAGGCTTGAAAAACAAAGGGCACACACAGTCAGAGATAGCGCGCATGTTCGGGGTGACCCGGCAAGCGGTGTCCTGGCACGTCCGTAACTACGGTGGACGGCTCACACCACGGCAGAAGGTCCTCGAGCACTGGCCGTGGATAGTCCCCGCAGAGTTGTGCTTCCAAGCGCCGTACCGGAGGCTCCGTGACCACGGGGAGTTCGTTGCCACGGGTGGTGTCGGGATGACAGACGAGAAGCTGGTTCGGTTGCGCGGGTTCTACAAGTTTTTGCGAGATGAGAACTGCGTTGTGGAGTTCGACCCTGGCATCGAGCCGCAGCCTGGTGTTGCAGGTAAGGGCGGGTTCGCTTACCGACCGCGCCGTAAAAAAGACGGTGATCTGCTCATCAGAACCAACGAGCACACGCACTTGTCAGACGAGGGGCGCATGATTTGGCGCTTCCCACCTATAGACCCATGAGCACAGAAAGACGGGGGAATGTCCCAGCCGAAGGAGATGATAAACCGCATCGTTGCGGATGAGGCGTGCTGGTTGCACGCCCAAACCAAAGGTTTGATGCTTGAGGTACGCAGCAGCATCGGACTGCGGGACAGCGACCCGCTGTACCAGCCCGTCCTGACGTTGTTGAGGGCGAGCCCACACCATCTCGTAGAGAGGTTTGAACTGTTGGACGCATCATTCATGTACGGGAAGGTGCAGGTCACTATGTGGAGGTTTGATGACTGAACACCGGTCGGTGTCCCAATTGAAGCTGTACGAGCGGTGCCCACACGCCTACTACCTATCGAGGGTTGAGAAGGTTTGGCAACGCCCCGCAGCCTGGTTGGGGCAAGGGTCAGCAGTCCATGAGGCTGCCGAAGCCTACGAGCGGTCAGGCCGAACCATGACCCTCGAGGCAATGCAAGACGTGTTCCGCGACTCCTACGCCAAGCACATCAACGAGGCGTGCGAAACCACACCCAATTTCGAGTATTGGTTCAAGTCCGGTCCTTACGGCGGTGAACTTGACGTTGCACGCCGCTACCAGATCGGATTGGAGCAGTGCGAACGATACATCCGCTGGTATGAGAACAACCCTCAGGAGGTCATCTGGATCGCACCAGACGGCACACCAGGCATCGAACTAGGTTTCGACATCGACTTGGACGGTGTGCTGGTTCGCGGGTTTATCGACGCCGTGATCGACAACGGCGGGGATGTCATCGTCCGCGACAACAAAACGGGCAATCATCCCGGTGATGATTTCCAGCTTGGTGTTTACGGTGTGGCCCTCGCGGAACAGTTCGGCATCGAACCACCCGCTGTCGGTGATTACTGGATGGGTAAGTCAGGGAAGGCGACGCACCCGTTCAAGATCAGTGAGTGGACCCGTGACCGTGTGGCCGGGGTGTTCGCTGAACTCGAGGACAACATCACGGCGGGAAGGTTTGATCCGACTCCTAGCCCTGATGTGTGCCGCTTTTGTGATGTGTCTTCTTCTTGTGAGTACGCGGTTTGACATTGCCCGAAAGGAAAAGCTTTGAAAGTAGTTCTCTTATTCAGTGGAGGTTTGGACTCCACAGCCTTACTAGCGCACATGCTGGACAAAGGTGACGAGGTTATCGCAGTCAGTTTCGACTACGGGCAAACCCACCGCGCTAAAGAGCTGGCTGCGGCGAAAACAATCGCGGCGCACTACGGGGTTGTTCACAGGGTTGTAGGTATGTCTTCGGTGGTTCTGCCGTCAGCCCTGACTGGGACGGTGGAGATTCCTGACGCTCACGCGGAGCGGCCTGATGCGACTGTTGTTCCCGCCAGGAACATCATCTTCATCAGTATCGGCGCTGCTATCGCAGAGTCCGAAGGCGCTTCCACGGTGGTGTTCGGCGCTAACCGCAATGATCGTGCCGGCTATCCGGATTGCAGACCTGACTTCGTGAAAGCAATGAACGAAGCGGTCTACCAAGGAACGAAGTCCGCTGTGCGTGTCATGGCACCGTTCAGCCTGCTGACCAAAAAGGAGATAGCGAACCACGCCAAGAACCTTGGCGCACCCATCGAACTGTCGTGGTCTTGCTACCGGGGCGGGGATGAACCATGCCACCGCTGCGGTGCCTGCGAAGAAAGGGACGCTGTTCTATGAGTTACCTCATCAACGATATTTTTTACACCATCCAAGGCGAAGGGTATTGGTCTGGTAGAGCGGCTGTGTTCTGCCGGTTCTCCCGCTGCAACCTGTGGACAGGCCGGGAAGAAGATCGTGCCTCAGCTGTGTGCCAGTTCTGCGACACCGATTTCATCAAAGGTGAACGAATCGACCTCGATGTTCTGGCTTCGCTGATTTTCCAGAACTGGCCTTGGGCTTCACACAAACCGATGGTGGTGTTCACCGGAGGGGAACCGCTGCTTCAGTTAGACGAAGACCTGATCCGAAAGGTGAAGGACTACGGGTTCTACATTGCGGTGGAAACCAACGGCACAATGCCTGTCCCCGCTGGTGTGGATTGGGTGTGCGTCAGCCCGAAAGCGAACACGAAAATTGTGGTGGATCGGGCCGATGAACTGAAATTGGTTTTCCCGCAGCCGGGTCTGATGCCCGACGAACTAGTGAGCTACAACGCCACCCACAAGTGGCTGTCACCTATGGACGGTTCGCACTACGAAGCGCATCTGAAGCAGGCCATTGAACAGGTCAAGTTTGACCCGGTTTGGCGGCTCAACATCCAAACGCACAAGTTCATAGGAGTGAAGTAGTGGAAGTATTCAAAGAGTTCACGTTTGATGCGGCGCACTGGTTGCCGAATGTCCCGGCTGGGCACAAGTGCGGCAGGATGCACGGGCACACCTACCGGGTGGTGATCGGTGTCGAAGGTCCCGTAGATGAAGAAACAGGGTTCGTCATTGATTTCGCTGACCTGAAGGGAATCGTCAAACCTTACATTGAGGACCTTGACCACACCTGCCTCAATGACCTGATCGAAAACCCCACCGCTGAGAACCTTGTCCTTTTCCTATGGCACGCCCTGCGGGATTTCGATGACCTGCCTCTCTCTTACATCGAAGTGTGGGAGACACCCAACAGTGGGGCACGCAAACGTGCTGTACCTAGCTAACCCCACCGGGTCAGCGAGACAAGCAATGATCGACGGGCTCATCGGATTCATCAACACACCGCTACAAGGGAACAAACTTATCCCTGGTGTGACGTGGTGCGCTGACAACTCCTGCTTCGGCAAAGGGTATCCCGGCGACGAGAAATGGTTCGCATGGCTCGAGAAACTAGTCGAACACCAAGACAACTGTTTGTTTGCAACAGCACCAGATGTTGTCGGTGACGCTGAAGCCACCTTGGAACGGTCCCGGCCTTGGCTACCCAAGATCAGGGCTTTGGGTTACAAAGCCGCTTTGGTGGCCCAAGACGGGCTCGAGAACCTGACCGTTCCGTGGGATGAGTTCGACTGCCTGTTCATAGGCGGTGGCACGGAATGGAAGCTCGGACCCGGTGCCGCCTCCCTCATCGAGCAGGCAAAGCAGAGGGGCAAATGGGTGCACGCCGGCAGAGTCAACTCGAGGAAACGGTACAGGTACATGGCATCCCTTGGTTGCGACAGCGCAGACGGCACCTACCTGGTGTTCGGGCCTGACATCAACCTGCCCAAATTATTGAGTTGGATCGAGGAACACAAAACACAACCAGCACTGTTCAGCACTTGACATTGCCCGAAAGGAACCAGCATGACCGAACCGATAACAACGATGGAAATAACCATCACCAGGCTCATCACCCCTGACGGGCAGTTGGGGATGAAGGTCACCACACCCGAACAGTTCTCCTTCGTAGAAGCCTTGGGCCTGCTAGCTGCGGCCCAATGGCAACTGTTCCACCAGATGACCGACAGGTACGGAGCCTAATTGTTCACCCTCGAGCAATCCCTATTCATAAAAGGCACAGCAGGTGACCCTTTGCCTGCGGTGTGGAAAACCCTCGAACAGAAAGGAACCCGGCTACTACGAGGGCAACTCGCTTTGATCTGCGCAGGACCAGGTGTGGGTAAATCCGCGCTCATCCTGTCCTACGCACTCAAAGCGAAAGTGCCCACCATGTACTTTTCGGCTGACTCCGATTCCTTCACCCAACTATCACGCAGCCTCGCCGTGCTCACAGGCTGGGACATGGGCAAAGCCACCAGGCTCGTCCGAAACGGAGACTTGGGCGAAGCCACCAAAGAGTTCGCGGGAATCCCGATCAGGTTCAACTACTCCGCATCACCTGATCTGAAACAAATCGAAACCTCGATGCTCGCCTACGAAGAAGTCTACGGGGACTTCCCAGCCCTAGTAGTGGTGGACAACATCACGAACGTGCACACAGGCGGGGACAACGATGATGACCCGTTCGCGGGCCTTGAGGCGTTGATGGATTACCTGCACGACATGGCAAGGCGCACAGAAGCGTGCGTTGTCGGGCTACACCACGTCACAGGGCAGTACAACGATGCCGCCCGGTTCATCCCGCTATCCGGTGTGAAGGGTCAGGTGGCCCGTGTGCCGGAACTGGTGTTGACGTTGCACAAAGCACCGGATCAGTTCGGTGCGGACTCACTTCGCATTTCGACGGTGAAGAACCGTGCGGGCAGGGCCGATCCATCCGGAGCGGACTACATATCCCTGGCATTCCAGGGGGACACGATGCAGATAAAGGACCACGAATGAACCTAGATTTGATGCTCACAGTCACTTTGTTTATCTGGATAGCCAGCCTGTCCACGATTGTTTGGTTTGAGTCCCGATGATCCCTTCTGTTGCGTTGATCGTTGGCTTGGTGATTCTGCTGTTTGTGTGGTGGGACTGGTACACCGCACGGGAAACAGACCGGGAGATTGCGAAGTTCTTCGATGACCACGACAAAACGTAAACCCGGTCACCGCTCCCAGGACCGCCGGCACAAACGAAAAAGTTGCATCGACTGCATTGACGAAGGGATCACCACCGGGCGTAAAGCACCGCACCCAGGCCCACGGTGCGCTACGCACCACCGGGCGAAGCGCGCTAACCGCAGGTCCCAAACACAGGAGCAGCGGTGGATGCAGGTGTACGGCATCAGCGGGGACGAGTATTGGAGACTTTACCGTTACCAGCTAGGTAAGTGTTTCATCTGCCAACGTGCCACAGGCGCTAGGAAACGGCTCTCGGTGGATCACTGCCACGCAACCGGCATCGTTCGAGGGCTACTCTGCACGACCTGTAACTCGAAGGTTCTGGGTCATGCCAGGGATGACATTGAGTTCTTTGAACGGTGCATCGACTACCTGACCGAACCGCCCGCTTTGCGACTATTCGGTGAGCGGGTTGTACCCGACATGCGTACTTGACATTGCCCCGAAAGGACACATGAAAAAAGAACGGAAACCACTGCTCCTAGACCTGTTCTGCGGGGCAGGGGGAGCCTCAATGGGCTACCACCAAGCCGGATTCGAAGTAACCGGGGTGGACATCAAACCGCAAAAAAACTATCCGTTTCACTTCAACCAAGGAGATGCACTCGAGTTCCTACACGAATACGGGCACTACTTCGACGCTATCCACGCATCACCGCCGTGCCAACGGCACTCCGCTATGTCGAACTGCCGTCCAGGGCTCGCAGAGGAATACCCAGACCTCATCGAACCAGTCCGTGACGCGCTGCTCGAGTACAACAGGCCGTGGGTGATTGAGAACGTGCCAGGTTCACCGCTACGCAACCCGATCACCCTGTGCGGGCAAATGTTCGGGCTGGAACTGTACCGGCACCGACTGTTCGAAGCGAACATCGCTTTGCAAGAACCGTTGCACCCAGACCATGTGATGCCCGCGAGCAAGGCGGGGCACTGGAAGCCGGGGACAGTGATGTCTGTGTCAGGGCATATCGCCCCGATAGCGAAAGCGCGTGAAGTCATGGGCATCGACTGGACTAACCGGGAGGAACTAGCTGAGGCGATCCCACCCGCCTACACAAAGTTCGTTGGGGATCAGTTCATGCAATGGCTTGGTATTCACGATCTACTCCTTGACGTTGCCCGTGGGTAAGCACAGGGGCAGGTTCAAGTGGCGCAAGTACAGCCGTTACAGCGGGAACCTCAAGGACTACTGGACAGACCCAAACCGCAAACACGAAAGGCACAGGATGACCGAACCTTTGATCGTCGCAGTCATCAAACGGTATCAACCTGGGTGGGAACCGCCACCGGAGAACGGGTACGAATGGGTCAGTTGCCTGTGCCCTTTTCACGATGACAGCAACAAGTCAGCGTCCGTGTCCTACTCCCGCAATGCCTTTCACTGTTTCGCCTGCCCGGTGAAAGGAGATGCCGTCGCCATGATTCGAGAACAGGAAGGAGTGAACTATGCAGCGGCTTTCAAACTCGCAGAAACGCTTTCTGGTGGAAGCTACCAGCCAGTATCACGCAAGCCTGCCCGACAGTCCCGCAGATTCCTACCTGAAGAACCGGGGCTTGGGATTCCCCAGCACCAGAACCCAGGTGGACAGGTTCAGGTTGGGGTTCGTGGCAGAACCTCTCCCTGGACATGAACAGTTCCGTGGATACCTCGCAATCCCTTACCTGCGGTGGTCACAGGAACACGGGTGGATGGTGGTGTCCATCCGGTTCCGCTGCATCCAAGACCACGAACACAAAGGTCACGGCAAATACATGACAGTGGCCGGGGACAGACCCCGGCTGTACAACACCAAGGCGTTGATGGAACACAGCGCGAATATCGCCATTACGGAGGGTGAGTTGGATGCGGTTACCGCCGCTGTGTGCGGTGTGCCGGCGGTTGGTGTTCCTGGTTCGCAGGCGTGGCAACCGCACTTCCGTGAACCCTTCCTGGGTTACCGGAACGTGTTCGTCCTCGCGGACGGGGACGAGGCCGGGATGACGTTCGCAACCACGGTGGCATCAACCCTGCCGAACGCGAAAGTCATTCCCTGCCCTGCGGGGGAGGACGTGAACTCACTTGTCATCAAAGGCGGTAAAGCCGCTTTACTCGAAAGGATGAAATGACCGTAACCGTCTACACCCAGCCGGGGTGCCGCCCGTGCAAACGGGTTCTGTCGAAGCTGCTCGAGGCGGGCATCGAACACCGGGTTGTTGATGTTTCCGTTGATCCGAAGGCAAAGGGCTACCTGAATCTGATTGGTGCCCGGTCTGTTCCGGTGGTTGTCGCTGACAACGGGTACGAGCCCATCGTCGGGTATCAGCCCGATCTTCTGAAGTACCTGATCGAAACCTACCCGAAGGAGAACGCGAATGTTTGAGTGGGACTTCAATGTGCGGGTGTCGCTGGGGTTGCCTAGCTTCAGCCGCCTGGTTGACACCATCCACGACTACGTGTGGGAGCCAGATGACGACGATGAGTGACCCGGTTAACCCTCGCCACTACAAACGCGGGCCACTGGTTCGCGGTGTCAGGGTCGAAGCGATAGACGTAACCCGCGAGGTCCCTGACTTCCGGTTGGGCAACGCCATGAAATACATCTGGCGTGTCGGGTTCGGCGGCAAAGACAACAACATCGAAGACATCAAAAAGGCTGTCTGGTATCTCAACGATTGGTTGGAGCACCCCAATGAGTAAACGCATCGTTGTCCTGTCGGACACACAAATCCCCTACCACTCAAGGAAGGCACTGAAAGCGGTCATCCGGTTCATCAAGGACTACCGCCCCGACGAGC